TTTGCGCTCTGGTTCGTGTAGTCGCGATAGGCGCCGTCGCCGTCTTGGATTTCGACGCGGAGATGCACCTGGTACGATGACGCGGCGAGCAGGGCGAGTTCGGTGGGGGTCGCGGAGCGCACGAGCTACGCCTCGTACAGCGTGAAGGACACCCGACGCCGCAGCGCGCCGGCGGCGAAGACGGCTTTGTATCCGGTGAGCACCGGGAACCAGTTCGCGCTGCCGCCGAGCAGATCGCCGGAACACGCCGCGGGAAGCGAATTGGTGTTGAGCGCCGTTCGCAGTGTCGACGCATCAGCGTCGAGCATGAGCCTTGTCGTAATGGTGACCTGGCGCTTTCTCGCGATGACCGTTTTTCGCATCGTGCCATCCTGCATGCGCTGCTGATCGGCGAGCTCGTCGAGCTTCTCGTCGCAGCCATCCGGGTCCACTGGCACCGTCACGCCACCCACGATCAGGTTCGCCATGGCTACGCTCCCGCGAGGCTCAGACGCAGCGTCGTTGTGCCGCCGCGTGCGTTCTGCGCCTGCGACGCCTGCCCGAGCGCGCGGTGCAGGGAGTCGATATCCTGAACGCCGTAGATGTGGAACGTGCCGTCCTTGATGGTGATCGACTTCGTACTGCCTCCGCCCTTGCCACCGCCAGTACCACCGCCATCACCGTCGCCCTTGCCTGGACCGGTGGGGTTGCCGCCGGTGGTCGGCGTGACCGGGGTCGCCGCCAGATATCTGGCATATGCGATCTTGAATCCTTGCGGCAGATTCGAGAGCGCCTCGTTGACGCGCTCGGTCGTCGTCGCCAGCGTGTCGAGGGCGCGCGTCGAATTGTCGACCGATTTCGTGTGATGACCGAACAGACCACCGATCGCGCCACCGATCATCGTGCCGACAATGCCGCCGACGACTGGCACCACGGAGTTTCCGAAGATCCCGCCAATCGAGCCGCCGATGGATGCGCCGACTCCGGACCCGAAGGCTCCGCCGATCGAGCCGCCGATCTGTGCGCCCATGCCGCGGCCACCGAGCAGCATGGAGAGGTTTGTGGCGAGGGTGTCGCCGATTGCGACCGAAACCTGCCGGAAGCCTTCGCGGGTCGCTCGCTCGATATCCGAGAGCGGCTTCGTGAGCGGCGGCAAGGGTGCCGCCTTCACGGTGAGCCCCTCGAGTGGATTCGGAAGCGCCGGCCTGGCGACGGTGACGGGTGGCAGGAATTCGGCTCCCGTGGTCGGAATCAGCCCTCGCAGAGACTGCGCGATTTCACGAGCTTTCACGGCGATCGGGTCCATCTTGTTCGGCATGCGCGCGAGGATCTGCTCAACCTGCGTCAACGTGCCGAGCAACAGTGAGCCAAGGCCGGGGATTGGCTCCCAGCCCTTTTTGATTTGCTCGACGGATGACGCCACGAGGCCGGCCGATTCCGCCGCATCCTTCAGCTGGTCGGCCAGGGAGGTATCGGTTCCCCCGCCCCCGCCGGCCGCTGTTTTATTCATCTCGGCAATCTTCGCCGTGATCGCATCGAAGCCCGGTCGCAGCGCGGCCATCTGCGCATCGATCTTCTTGATCTGGTTATCGATGTCGATCCGGCTTCCCCGGACCGCCCCGAGGTCGGGATTGTTCGGGGCGGTCCGGCGCGCGACGAGCAGGCTCGCCTTCTGCGACGCCAATGCATCAATGGCGGACCGCGTCGCGGCTGATTGCTGGCGCAACTGCGCGGCAGTCAACTTATCAACCGCTGCGGCGTATTTGGTGACATCATCCGCCGCCGTGCGTGCCGCCTCTGCGTCGAGATGCCACTTGTATGCGATTCCGGCGACCGCAGCACCGGCGAGCAGCGCGAGCGGACCGAGTGCGGTGAGTGCGCCCGCAAGACCGCCGAGCGCCGAGGCGCCGAATACGAGACGCGCAGCAGCGGCCACGCGGGTTATGGCCGTTACCAGACCGCTGAGTCCCAAGATCGCCGGGCCAGCAACGGCGGCAATACCAGCAATGCTGAATACCATCTTCGTGATGGCGGGGGGCACCTCGCCGACCGCGTCGACCACGGAGCGCGCCGTTTTCGCCAGTCCGGACATGGTCGGGAGCACGAGCCCCGACAGACTATCCGCGAGCTCGCCGAGGTCGCGTTTCAAGAATGCGAATTGCTTGCCCTGCTGACCCGCGGTCCGCGCCGATTCACCCTGAATGCCTGACGAGCGCTCCATGATCAGGTTGTACGCCGCGAGCGCCGTGGCCGACTGCGTCAGCTCGCTGCCCTGCTTGATGAGGCCCATCGTCAGGGCGCGCTGCTTGACGTCTGCCTCGGAGATGACGATGCCGAGATCCACGAGGCCTCTGGTCTTTCCGGCGAGGCCTCGCTCGATCGCGTCGAGCGCTTGCGCCATCGGTACGTGCGCGAACGCGGACGCGTCGCCGGCGAGCTTCAGTACCGCGCCAGACATGCGTGCCGCGGCCGACGGCGCAACGTTCATTCCTTGCAGTAGATGATCGACACTGATCGCCATCCCATCCAGCTCTGTTTCGCCTTCCGGGATCGAGGCCATCATCTGCTTGACCGAACCTTTCATTGCATCCGCGGCACGCCCGAAGACACGCGACATGCGGCCCGCGGTGTCTTCGTTCTCCGCGCCCAGCTTCGAGAGCGCAACGGCCGCGGCGGCAACGGGCAGCGTGATGCCGATGGTCATGGCCTTGCCGATGTCGCCGACCTTCTTCGAGGCCTTGTCGACATCGCGCGTCATCGACTTCAGCTTGCTGCTGAAGTCATTGATGTCCGCGCTGATTCTCACAACAAGGCTCGCCGCCGCCACTTACTCAATCCTCGTCGTCATCGTTGGCATCGGGCGTCTCCTTCTTCTTGAGCGCTGCGGCTCTCGCCTCTTCGTCTTCGCGCTCGAGGATCGTGAATTCGATCCACTCCTCGAACTCGTAAGCACTGATCCGACTCAGCAATTCTGCGACTGTTGTCCCGAGCCGCTCCGCGAGGCGAAAGGCGAAGCGGCGTTGGGAGTCGACTAGGAGTTTTTTCGGATCGCCTTCTCGGATTCCGACGTAATGCCACTCAGGCGACAGATCACCATGGCCACGTCTTCGAGCACGCCAGCCGACTTCTCTTTGAGCGCGTCGCGATCGGCGTCACCAAACACGCGCTGCCCGGTCGCCGGGTCGTAGGTCGCGGCGATGATCAGCAACGGATACATGATCGCCTCATCCGTGCGAGTCATGACCGCACCCTCGTCGTCACGCTCCGAGACCTGCGACGCCAGCTTGATGTTCGCGCGCTCTGCGGCGGTTAGTCCGCGCACGTCGAATTCCACGCCCCAGTCGGGCACTTCGATGCGCTCGGTCTTGATGTCCTTGACGCTGAGAATCTGCTCGCGAAGCGATGCCATAGGATCAGGCCTAGTGAATGAGTGAAGTGGTGTGCCTACGCCGCGACGGCAACCATGACGCCCTGATCGTCGCCGGTGCCCTTGAACGCAATGACACTCTCCTGGATCGCATCCATCGCGGCCGAGAGCGTGTCTTTGTCGAGCAACGCCCACATCGTGAGATCGGCGGCCGCAGCGCGATCGATGAAGCACTCGATCACGACGGGCGCGCCGGCGAGCAGCAGATCGCGCAGGGTCATGTCCACCGTGAGGCGACCATTGATGGAGCCCTCGGCGTCCAGCATGCCTGGCTGATATGTGTTGTGGCCGTTGTTGGTGAACGCGCTATCCAAGTCCGTGTCGACGAGCGCTTGCTTGGTGATCGAGTACGAATAGCCTGTCGAGCCAACCGCGATCGCCGTCGGCAGGTACGCCCCTGACAGCGTCACCGCGCCACGCCCCGCGTTCACAGTCGCGAAGCGCACCGTGCCGGTGAGTCGATTGAACGTGTACGTCTCGCCGGTCGGCGTACCGCCGACGTCCACCACGAGCGGCGTCGCGCGATCCCAGATGCGTTTCGTGGCCGTCGACATCTGGTAGGTCTGATGATCGCCGGTGTCGACCGTCGCCTCACCTGTGAATGCGACGGGCGCCCCGGTGACCTTGATCAGCGCCTTGCGTCCGGAGATACCAGGCATGGGTCAGCCTCAGACTATGGTCGGCTGACCGGTGCCCTGCAGCTCGATCGAGACGGCGGAGATGCCGTCCATCGCCGGGTCAATCTGAAACTTCGTCACCAACACCTGCCCCTTGAGGCCCGCATTCGCGGTGACGCTATCATCGGGGAGGAATGCGGCGAAGAGATCCGTGTCGTTGATCTGCGAAGCGCGAATCGCGAGCTGGCCGTTCGTATCGGTCGGCCGGTAGCTCCCGCTCCCGGAGATTTTCCAGTCCTTCATCGTCTGGACCCGCTGCACCCAGTCGTCACCGAATTCGTTGTCGTCGACGGTCTGCCCGTCGATTTCGAGCGAGAGCGACTTGAGGCCCGCGACGAGATTCGTGACAGCAGCGAGCGACGTGCCCACGCGGAGCCGCGCTTTTTTCCCGGAGATGCCTGGCATCGGTCAGTCCTTGTTGATGATGGAAGGGAACGGCGTCGTCGACGTCTCGCCGCACGCGCTACATCGGTAGAGCTCATCGCCCATCGTTGACTCGTCGCGAATCGCGTCGCGGGGATGCGGACAGCCCCCCTCGACGTCATCGGGCAGGAGCAGCTCGAGCAGGGCATAGGCGCGCTCGCGGAGCTCCATGACGAGGCGAATTGCGTCCGCGCGATCGATCTTCGAGATCGGTTCGTTCATGGCGCGATCACCTCGGCGTCGGCTGCATCTTCGAGCGTGGCGATGATCACGACGTCCACCAGGCGCGTCTTGCCGTCGTCCTCGCGCGTGCAGTCGATGCTGATCACGTCCACGTCGACGACGTCATGCCCCTCGACGGTAAGCGGATCGTCCTCGATATCCGTCAGGAGCGAGAGCGCACGCTCGGCGATTTGCAGACCAACCGTGAAGCCGGCCTTCCCGCGGCCGCTCGCGGTCGTCGACGGCGATTGCGTGAAGATCGAGAGCATGACCGAGCACTGATGCCCGTTCTGCCCCATGGTGCGATCCGGCGTCTCGAATGGCTCGTCGATGATGACGTGCGGATACTTGGCGTTCGCTGGCACTTCGTCGTAGACACCGGCGACCATGTCCATGAATGCGACATCGTTGCGCAGGCGGTCGACGACGGCCGAGTTGAATTGCGGCAGGGCAGTGAACGTCATGCGAGTCCGCCCTCCTTCGCTGC